TGTACTTTAGAGTCGAAGACACTCAGGATTTTCATTAGTTTTCCTCATCTATTGTTCGTTTGAGTTTTGATATTTGAGCGAGTTTGACCCGCTCGCGGACATTAAGCCGCTCCGGTGTGTTGTCGTCAAGACGACTGTGCGCGTTTCGCGCACGTTTAGCTTTGAGCTTGTCCATATCGGACGGATACTCACGCTCATAAAGCCCATCGTAGAAACGAGGGGGTTTGAACTTTTTGTCGCCGCGCATAACGACGAAGTCGGAGGGGTAAACATCGGTTTTATACTTATCATACCAGCCCTTACCAATGCCCGGCCTGCGGGACATTGTGGTGTATTCGGGCTTGATTTGATAGCACTCACCAGTGTTTTCATCCAAGCGGGAGTAATGGTTTTCGGCCATAGGGCCAGTGACCTTTTTCATCACGTATCGTGCTACATATGCCGCACTCTCGAAGGTCACTTCGCCAATAGTGGCGAATCCCAGCGGTTGACCGCTGTCTGGATCTGACCAGAGCTTGTCTAGGGTCGGTGAGGTGTAGAGTTTTTGTCCGTTGCTTATAGACCATAGTTTTTTGTCCTCGAAATCAAGGTTGAAGATAATAGCGTGATAGTGGGGGCGCCCATATTTTTCGCCATATTCACCGCAGTGGAAGAAGCGGATAATCCGGCCTGAAAAATGGAAGCGCAGACGCTTCATAAATCGCTGGAAATGGTCGAGATTAAGAGAATTATCCCGGGGAAGATGTAAATCATTATAAGTAAGAGTGATAAACACATTTCGATCATGGAGTTGAGCCTCATGTACGCAACGCATAGCCCACTGGCGTGAGCGTTCAAGACGGCAGCCAATACATTGCCCACAGGCAATGGTGGCTGGCATATCTTTGTATGCGAGGGAAGGGTTAAAGACAATTTGTCGGCGTCCCGTTGAGGACACCGACTTGGATTTCCAGCCTTTGATAGGATGGTAGCAGGCCATTAGAAACGAATCCCACCACGCATTGGAGTTGGTTGGTTGTTTCGAGGGTGTACACCAGCATTCCGCGAGAAATTGGCGCGGGAGGTGGAGTTTTTCATTTTTTGACGTTTAGCCATTGGTTTTTTCCTTTCGGGGTTGTTGTTAGGACTGAGCAGGTAGCTGTCAGTCAGCACAGTTACATCAAGAGGGTAACTGTGCTGTAGCGAGCAAAGCTCGCTTTTGAAACTTACCCACACCGCTTCCAATGGGCCCTACGGCACTTTGGAGGGTGCGGGCCTCATTGGGGGCGTGGATAAGTTTCGGAGGTCGCTACGCTCCCTCCTTCGTTGATTCGTCAGAAACGACCTTAACGAGCGTTACAGGCGTTTCAGGGACAGTTTTTTCTGAGGCAAGTCCAAGTTTGATTGCCTCGGAAAGATTTTCTTCGTTTTGAACGAAGTTAAGATACTCCGCAGGGTCGTTATTGAAACGCTTACGGAGTTGAGCGGGTAGCGAAGCAAAGAGTTGGTTCGCAGAGGCAATGGTATCCATTGCAGTTTGGTAGTCGGGAATTTCCGACACATCAGCATAGATTTGACCGTTTTGTTGTTCGAGAGTCATCATTAGGTCAGCAGGTTTATGCTTTTTTACGATTTGGTTGATATCGCATTCATCCTTGAAGGATTGTTTGGTAAGCGAAGGTTCGGTGAACATGATTTGGACACGACCGTTGCGGAGTTTGGTTTCAGACATAGTCTTTTCCTTTGTTAGCGAGAATTAGCCTTGGCGGAATTGCCAAAGGCTTTCCCAATTGATTCGAAGATGCGGTCTGAGTATTGCAGAGCGCGACCGAATTGGGTGTTTTCGATTGATTCTTTAGAGAGAGCAGCAGGAAGAGCAGCTTCCATCATACGAGCATTGAGCGCGGAGGTACGCGCATTGTTGGATGATAGTTTAGCGTCTTCGAGAGCCTTCACCGTAAGAACCTTAGTGAGAGCATCCTCAGACTTGGTTTTCTTGGTTTGTTGTTCCAAGAGGTTTTGTTCGGCAACTTTCGTGCCGTTTTGAAGGATTTGACCTTCATTTTGCAAGTCCATGCCGCGGAGCTCCTCTTTAAGCCGACGTGCGGCTTGAGCGGAGTTCACGGCAGGAGAGAGGATATCTTCGGCTTTGTAGGAGGAGCCGCCAGAAGCGGAAGCTCCGCCTCCTCCAGCAGATAGGATGGGGTTAAGGCCAGCCGCGCGAAGGTCAGCGACCTCGCGTTGGTGGGCAGTATTGCTCATACGCTCCTGCCAAGCCATTTCGTATTTGGAGGAAGCGTTGGATTTTGAATTAGCCATGGCTCCGCCCAGAAGCGAAGCACCAGCAGAAATAAGAGCGCCCCAAGCCATTAGCGGAGTTTACCTTTCCAGCCGAAGAAGAGGAGGCCTATTGCATTCACGATGCTCAGCACGGCCTCCCAGTTGTTTTGTAGGTGTTCCATTTTTGTATCCGTTTTTAAGTAGTTGATATTATACAGATCTGCTCACAAAAACAGTGAGCAGATCTGCGGAGGGTTTTTAGAAGTGGTCGATAAGGCCGGGAACAGCGTTCACAGGCATAGGACGAGCGCACTTAAGGTTGAAGTAAGCGTCAAAGATGAAGTGAGGTTCATCAGTGACGGCGATTACACGGGCGATAGGCGGGTTCTCTTCGATGAACTGAGCGTTCAGCGCAGGCGCGGAACCGAAGTCCTGAGAGAGGTGCCAGACGTCCAGAGACTGAGGGTCATCTGAGCGCATTTTTCCGGTAATCATTGAGGGTTTGTAGCGGTATTCAGCACCGCGTTCTTGATAGCCAAACACAGTTTCGTCAGCAGCAGTGCCCTTAGCGTAAATCTCCTTAAGGAGAACAGCCTGTTCACCAAGGTGGGAGAAAGCGGGCCAGTAGAAGTCCCAACGAGTAGAACGACTGAACATACGGTGGAGACCCTGTTGATATGTGAGGTCAGCACGCACAGACACCAGACCGATGATAACGCAGTGCTCGGTGAAAGACTTCGAGAAACCATGACCATGAAGGGACACAGTACCCATAGCGGCAAGGTTGCCCTGCGGGCTTGTATTATCCGAAGAAGAAGTCTGAGCGATTGGGTTAACATTGATAGGGGTCGTTCCGCCACCAAGATATTCAGGGCGCTGCATACGGGCGTCAGGCGAAGTCACACCAAAGTGAGATTTGATGATTTCCGTATAGCGGGTACCACCGCGTGCATCACGCTCAAAGAGCTTTTGCATTTGGAAGGCTTGGCGGAGTTGGTTGATAGTTGCAGCAGTAGCGTCGCTTAAATCAGCGACAAGGGAGATATCATATTGTGCAGCACCACCAGCAGCATAACCGGAAGTGTTAGCAGTAGGAATACCAGCATTGTTCGACGTGATAATAGCTCCGGAAGTTGTAATAGCACCAGTTGGGCGGTTACGGAATTTAAGACCAGCAAGAGATGCAGTGGTAGTAAGACCTGAATCGCGGATTGGGGCCACTTGACCTAAAGGAAGGTCAACTGACGGGCCTTTTTGCGGCCATGGAAGGGCAGACGTAAAGTAGTCGTGACGTTTACCGCGCCGAAGGAGCTTGTAGTCGTTTGGATTGTCGGGGCCTGCACCAGTATTGACGGGGACAGAGTTCTGGAGGTTTTGGTCACGATAATGCTCATTCCAAATGAGGTTATAGGCTCGATGGAAATAGGCCATCGTGGTGAGGTTCGCCACTTGTGGCGGAATTCCGAAATAGTCCGAAAGAGACTGGACGGCATAGCCGCCAGCTGGGGACGTGATTTCAGGGACAATATAGTCCGTTGAATCATTCGGGTTTTTTTGCTCTCCATTGAGTTTTGGCCAGTTGTCGTCAAGCAGACGCAAAGGCACAGCCCAGAAGTGGCTGTCAAGGTAGAGGTTGTCCATGAAAGGCGTCTTAGGCGTAGCAAGACGACCAAAGGCATTCATTTTGAGGTTAAAGGTATCGCCGGGCAAAACCTCGTCCACGTAAACGGGGACGAGGAGGCCGGCGTCAAAGGTAGTCTTTACACCGTGAGAACGGTCGAAAGACGAGCGCGGGATTTCAGCTTGAGGAACATGGCTGAAATTGTGCGACATTACCGAAGGTAGACGCGACATTGAGGATTACTCCTTGTTAATTTTGTATTCGATGGCTTTGCCAATCGGGTTAGGGGTTTCCAGCGGCTTGATAGCGCCGGTATCTTCGTTAAATTCACCCAGTTCAAAGAGAGTGTAGTCTTCGGGATGTTTATTGAAGGCTGTGGAGGGGTCGTTAACGACCTCTTGCCATCCGCGAAGAGCCTCAGCGCGAGTGCGCATGAAGAACGGGGTGGAGTACGCTTGTACTTTAGAGTCGAAGACACTCAGGATTTTCATTAGTTTTCCTCATCTATTGTTCGTTTGAGTTTTGATATTTGAGCGAGTTTGACCCGCTCGCGGACATTAAGCCGCTCCGGTGTGTTGTCGTCAAG